AAAAAAAAGCTTGACTTTTTTTAAAAACTATGGTATAATATATGTATAAAATGGAATATTGAGGTGACTATGAAGGGAGCTACTATTGAGCAGGTAGTAAACCTTAGAAAAGAAGGTAAGACTTTAAAACAGATTTCTGATATTACAGGAACATCTATAACAAATATACATTTTATTTTAAAGAAACACGACAAGAAAGAGATAGATAAAGCATTTAGTGAAGATAAAGCCAATGCTTTTGAGAAGATACAGCTTGAAATAATTAAAACAATGACTTCAAAAGAACTGAAGTCAATGAAGCCAAAAGAAAAAATACAGGCATTAGCTATATTAAATGACCAAGTTAGAAAAGAGAGGGGTTTGGATAATAATTCAGGTATGACAATAAACATTGGATTGTTAAATGAAGTTTATGAAAGAGCTGTTTCTTTTTATGAGGATAAGTAATGAAAGAATATTTACATATTGTTGAAGACACTAAAACATTTGAAGAAATACTTATCAAGGGCAAAGAAAGCCTTGTTGATTTCTATAAATTATTTTTATGTGAAAAAGATGAATATAAACCACCTGCTCAGTTTCATTATCAAATTTCTGATTTATTATTAAATAGCAAAAAGCATTTTGCTATTGAAGCTTTCAGGGAAAGCGGTAAATCTTCTTATGCTTTAAGAGCCTATCCCCTTTATAATATATTATATCCACGTCAAAAGAAGTTTTATATGTTGATTATTAAGTCTTCAGCAACAGAAAGCGCAAGAGTTATCAAACAAATAGCAGAGGAGGTTAGGAGTAATCCATTAATATCATTTAGAGTAGATAGGGTAGTTCAGGAAACACTAAATGATGGTGGCGCTTATGAGTTAGCTCTGAAAAACAACTGCAAAGTGAGAATTGAAGGCAAAGGTAAAGGCTCTTCTGTTAGAGGTTCTTTATGGGTAAACAAAAGACCAGATATTGTTTTGTTAGACGACCCTCAAGATGTTTCTGATATGATGTCTGAGACAATGTTAGAAAAAGATTGGGAATGGTTTTTAAGTGATATTCTGTATCTAAGTAAATCTGGTAGATTGTTTCTGATAGGAAACAATTTAGGAGAAAAATGTATAATTGAAAGAGTTATTCAGAACAAAGAGGAATTGGGATTTGAGGCTCTTCGTATACCTGTTTTAGATGACAATGGGAATCCTGCTTGGAAAGAGCAATATAATGCTGAAGAGATAAAGTTTAAATTAGATAGTGCTAAAAAGCTAAATAAACTTGATGTAATAATGAGAGAATTATTTTGCATTGCACTTCCTGATGAATATAAGACATTTAAGAAAGAATGGTTTAAGTATTATAATCCAGAGGATAAGAGAAACATAAAAACATTAACAAATAAATACATAGTGACAGACCTTGCAGTTTCAGAGAAAAAGACTGCTGATTATTCTGTTATTATGGTTGTAGGTGTTAATCCTGAAAATCATTTGTTTATTTTAGATTGTGCTTATGGTAGATTTACACCTTCTGAAGTTATTGATAAAATATTTGAATTTGTTCAGATGTATGATGTATTAAAAGTTGGTATAGAGAAAGTAGCTTATCAGGCTGCATTTTCACATTTTTTAGAGAAAGAAATGCCAAGAAGAAATATTTTCTTTGAAATTGTTGATTTAAAAGCAGATAGTCAAAAGGAAGTTAGGATAAAAACATTACAGCCAAGATTTAAAACAGGAACCATTTGGTTTGAAGAAAATGCTGATTATTTAAGTGAATTAGAAACAGAGTTATTGTCTTTTCCTAAAGGTATACACGACGATTTGATTGATGCGTTAGCATATGCTGACCAAATAGTTGAGGTTCCTGTACATATGAAATCTGCAGTTCCTGCAGATGAAATAGGAACTTGGACAGCTTGGTAGGAGGATAAATGAAATTATCAAAAGATGAAATATTAAGATTAATAAGAGCAGACATAGAGCAAGCAGAACAATATGCAGAAAATATAATAATACCTGCAGTTAAAACACGTTATGATATATATAATGCTTCAGATTCTTATTATGAAAAGTTAATGCCAAGATTGAGTAAGAAATCTAAAGTTGTATCCACAGATGTTGCTGATGTTATTGAATGGATAATGCCAAGATTAATGCAAACATTTTTTGGTTCTGATGATATCATATCTGTTCAAGGAAGNAATGAAGAGGATACACCAAAAGCTGATATATTACAAAAGCTTTGTAATTATCAGATTTCTGTTTTAAACAATGGGTTTATGGTATTCTATAGATGGTTTAAAGATGCATTGATTACAGGTCTTGGTATTGTAAAGTGTTATTGGGATAGAAAATATGAATATGAAGATTTAGAAGAGTTTGTTGGTGAAGAACAATTTCAGTTAATGCAAGCAGATGAAAACATAGAGATAAAAGATTATTCTATATTCTCACAAGATCCTATTTCGCTTAAGAATGTTTTTAAGGTTAAATACAGAATTAAGAATATGACTAAAAATCAACCAGTAATAGAAAATGTTCCTATTACTGAATTTTTATTTGACTTTACTGCAAAGAGCATAAATGAAGCTAAATATATTATTCATAAGAAAAAGGTAACCATAGATTATCTTAAAACACAAGCAGAGAAAGGAATTTATGATAAGAAAGCAGTTAATGAAATAGAAGAGAATGCACCTACAGAAAATGATGAATTGGATGTATTTTATGTAACAGGTCAGGAAGAAAATATACAGAACATTAACAATGAACTTCAGCCTGCAAGAAATTCTGTATATCTATATGAGTGTTATGAGAAATTAGACATTAATGATGATGGAAAACTTGAAGATGTTATTATTACAATTTGTGGAAATAAAGTATTACGTATTGAAGAAAATACATACGGAAGGTCTACCTTCTTCACATTATCAGCAATACTTGAGCCATATAAGATATTTGGTAAAGGTATGCCAGATGTGATAGGACAACTTCAAGATTTAAAAACTGCATTACTTAAAGAGCTTGTTACAAACCTATCCTTGTCAAATGAAAGTAAACTGTTAATCCGTGAAGATGCAGTTTATGTTGAAGATTTGCTAACAAATAGACCTTTTGTTAGAATAAGACAGAATGTTCCCAACATACATAACGTTATTACACCAATGACACCTAAACCGATACATCAACTAACTATGCCGATGTTGGAATACATTGACTATACAAGAGAAAACAGAAGTGGTATTACAAGATATTCACAGGGAATGGATGCAAATAGTTTAAATCATACAGCTACAGGTATATCACAGATAATGCAAGCATCTAACCAAAGACTTGAACTTATTATTAGAATATTTGCAGAAACAGGAATTAAAGAGTTTTTTTCATTCTTAATTGAATTAAATCAGAAATTTATTGATAAAAATCAAGTTATAAGGTTAACAAATAAAGAATTAGAAATAACACCAGATGATTTAGATGGTAAATTTGATTTAATTGTTAATGCAGGTATTACTTTGGGAACCCCAGAAAAGCAATTACAGGCGCTACAAATGATGATGTCACATACAATGCAAGTTTTATTACCTAACGGATTGGCAAAACCAGAGCATATTTATAACTTAACAAAACTTATGTATGAGAAATTAGGATATAAAAACATTGGCGATTTTATGATACCTATAGAACAACTTCAGCAACAGCAGCAAATGATGATGCAAAATCAGCAAATGCAACAAACAGACGGACAACAGGAAATGCCACAACAAGAACAAATCAAGCCTGAACTTATGCAACAACTTATGATGTCTATGCAACAAGGAGGATAATATTGGATATAGGGCAAATAATAGTAAAAGCAAATCTATCAAGAGAGTTATTAAAAGAATTAAATGATGTGTTTAAGCAAATAAGAGAGGAACTCTATAACAGGTGGCTTCTGTCTGATACATCAGAGTGGAGCACAATAAAAGTAGAGTTACTTGTAATACAAAACGTTATAAATAAGTTAACAGCTGCCGTAGAAAATGGTAAAATAGCTGAGGACGATTTACAAAATAAGGAGGATTAAATGGACACTCTTGCCAAAGAGCAAGTCTCAGACAAAATTGTTTTGAACAAAGACGGAACATTAACTGGAAATCTTGGGTGGTATTTCCAGGAAGAAGCATTGAAAAAACTACAAGCTACTGATGAACAAAATGATGAACAAAATGAGGAACCAAAACAAGAAACAAATGCAGAAACAAGCACAGAACCAAATGCAAAGCCAGATGCAGAACAAATGTCAGAAGCAGAAAATACAGATCAACAGCAGTTTCAAGCTGGCAAAGAAGTAACTGAGGAAGGTGAATATACTCAGCCTAAAGACAAGTATTACACAATTGAAGAGATTAAAGAACACGGTATTACAAAACTTGACCCAAACAAGATACCAGATGAATTGAAACCTTTTTACAAGTCAATGCAAGCTGATTACACAAGAAAAACACAACAGATTGCAGACTTGAAAAAAGAAGTTTACAGTTTTATTGATAGTGTGGCAAAGAAACCTTTGAAAGACATTCCACAGGACATTGCTAATCGCATTTTAGAGCAGGCAGATTCTATGGCAAGGCAGAAGTTAGGTGATGTAGACGAGTTTGACAGTAATTACTTGGCACTGAAGAATCTATACACTCAGGATTTAGTGACTGAATATAGAAATTCAGTGCAAAAAGAACAAGTTCTTACTGCAACAGAACAAATTTTGAAGCGTCTGGAACCCAACTACTNTGCTATAGAACAACTGGCTTTGCAGGCATTATATAATATGCCATTTGAACAAGCAAACAAGTATATTCAAGCAAAAGAAGAAGGCAATGTTGAGCCTTTACTTGAACTGTTTGAAACTGCAAGGGTTATGTTTTACTCTGCAAATAGAAACAACAGTAATCAAGTAAATGTTCAGACCCAACAAATACCACAACAGCAGCAACCACAAAAGAAACCAGAGCCACCAAAGGTAGAGGGGTCAGGTTCTGGTGAAATAGAACAACCAAAAAAACGTATTTCAGCTAAAGATTTAAAAAATAAATCTATTGATGAACAAGCAGATTTTCTAATAAAATTAGGATTAGTATAGGAGGGAATTATGTCAACCTTAGTAACTTATTCAGCGGTAGGCAATAGAGAAGACCTATCAGACATTATAACTAACATAGCTGTAACTGAGACACCTTTGTTTTCTATGTTTGGTAAAGACAAAGCAAATGCTACTTATACAGAGTGGCTTGAAGACGATTTAAGAGCTCCAAAGGAAAACACTCTTGTTGAAGGCGGAGACTACACTGTACACGCTCCTGCGGCAAGAGTAAGAAAGGGTAATTATACTCAGATATTTACACAAGCTTATGGTATAAGTAAAACTCAAGAAGCTGTAGACAAAGCTGGTGTAAAATCAGAAATAGCTTACCAAATGGCAAAAGCTATGAAAGAAATAGCAAGAGACGTTGAGTATGCTATAATCAACAACACTGCCGCTGTTGCAGGTAATGCAACTACTGCAAGAAAAATGGGGGGTATTCCTGCTCAAGTATCTACAAACGTGTTGGGCAATGGTGGAACTCCAAGAGCATTGACAGAATCATTGCTCAATGACGGCATTCAGGCTGCTTGGGAAGCTGGAGGAACTCCTGACACTGTTGTAGTTAATGGTACTAAAAAGAGATTGATTTCAAGCTTTACTGCTGGCTCTACAAAAAACGTAGATGCAAGCGACAAAAAACTTATAGCATCAGTTGATGTGTATGAGTCAGACTTTGGTATAGTAAAGATAGTTGCAAACAGATGGATGGTAAATGATAAAGTGTTTATTCTGACTAAAGATTACTGGAAGATAGCTTACTTGAGACCATTCACACAAGAAGATTTGCAACCACAAGGTTCAAGAAAAGAAAAGGTAATTGAAGGAGAGCTTACTCTTAAAGGTAGAGCTGAAAAAGCCAATGCAATAATAACTGATTTATCTTAGTTTATGAGGGGGATGCTTCCCCCTTACTATATTTTTTAGGAGTGTATAATGCAGATTTTAAGAGAAGATAAATGTAAAATAGAGTTAATAAATTCTATTGATATAGAGCCAGAATTAAAGGATATTGCAGAGGAAAGGAATGAATATACTTGGAATAAAAAATCTACATTTAGGAAAATAGCAAGTATCCCAATGTCTGTGTTTTTAGCAATGGGGGATAGAGGATTTGAGATTTATTGTGATAATAATAAACTAAAAGAATTTATAAGACAGCACCCAGAATACAGAATAGATTGGGGAAAGATATGATTAGAATGTATAAGCAAGTTCCTGATACAGTCCACTGGGCTTATGGTATAGATGTTTTTAACAAGAATGAATTTGATGTTCCAGAGCATTTAGTAGGTGAGTTTAAATCTTTGGGATATTTTGTTAAAGAAGATAACAATCATGTTATTGAAAAACAAGATATTGCTGAAACAAAAACAGAGACTAAAGAGTTTAAGTGTTCTAAATGCGGAAAAGTATTTAATACAAATCAGAAATTAATGTTGCACGAAAAATTTTGTAAAGGAAAATAGATATGGTAGATGTTAATGTGCTTGTGTCAACAATAAAAACTTTTGTTCACGATTTGACACTTACAAATGAGATTGTATATCAAGCTGTTGACAATGCTATTAGAGACATAGAAAACTATGGAACTTTTGAGTACCAAATAATAACTGAAAATGCTACTGTTCTTGCTGGAAATAAAGAAATTAATACAACAAAAGATGTGTTTAGAGTAATTGAAATAGATGGTTTGAATTCAGATGCATATTATGTTCAGAATAATAGGATATATTTAAAAGAAACAGCTACTGCTAACAAAACATACAATGTTAAGTATGTAATGAAAAGCCCAAGATTTGATGGCTCACAGGCATCTTTGTTTGTTCCTAACTTTACATTGTTACTTTATGGCGGGGCATTTTATGCTTCTGTATTTCTTAATTCTCCAGAAGCTCCTTTGTTTAATCAATTTTTCTTAAAAGAGCTTGCAAAATACTACAACGAAACTTACTTTAATGAAAACACAGATGACACATACTGGTTTGCTTATAATGACGTATTTAATGTGTAGGTGTTAATTTATGGCAAGTGCTGGTATAAAAGAAAAAAATATAACATTAAGTAAATTTAGAACAATAAATACGTATTCAGACATATTTAAATTAAATCAAGATGAACTTGCGTTTGCAGTTAATGTTACTTTTAATGAATATGGAAAGATAATACAAAGAGCAGGGACTGTTAAAGTAGGAACATTACCAACAAAAGCATACATATTTAAATGGAATGAAATAAGAGAAGGTAGTGTCAATGAGAAACTGATAGCAATAGCAGGAAATAGTCTATACATATACAACGATACAACACAAGCGTTTGATTTAATAACATCTACTCTTGTAACTGGCAGTGTTTGGGGAGGTGTTGGGCGTGTAAATAAGTTTATTTTTGCTAATGGCAGTAAAATATATAAATTATACAATAATGGGACAAATTATGTTGTTGAAGATATATCAAGTATAGCTAACATTCCTAAAGGAACACTGTTTTCTATATTTCAAAACAGAATAGTTAATGCAGGAGATGGAACTGAAAATGTGTATTTTAGTGAAATATCAAATCCTGAGGTTTGGGACGCAAACTATTTTATTGCAATGTCTGGAAAAGTAACTGCTATAGCTACAGTAGCTGACTTTTTATTTATAGGAACAGATAGAGGACTGTATAAAGTATCTTTAACAGGANATGCTACAGTTCCATTTAAAGTAGATTTGCTTGTTAGCACAGGTGTAATGCCAAACTCTATAGTAGAGTTTAAAGCAAGTTCTGTTTGTGCTTTGCTAAATGATAAAAGAATTATTGTATTTAGTCCTTATATTCAGAACGGAGACCAAATAGAAGACAGGGTAGGGGTACCAATAAAAAACTTACTTCCTAATGATGTATCAAAATTTAAATCTTTTTTTAGAGATGAAATTGATAATAAGATATTTATAACAGACGACACATATACTTTTGTTTTATCCCCTCACACTTTGGGATTTACATTATATAAAGAAGCTTCACAAATAGAAGGTAAGTATTGTTTTGACTTAATATCTGCTTGTAATTATAAAAACGTTAGATACTATTCAGATAGTAATGGCAATATCTATAAGTTTGATAAAACTATTTTTCAAGATGATGGACAAGATTTTGAAGTTTATTTTGACACTCCTGTATTTGGCGGAGACACTCAAGAGATATGGAAAAACTGGAGAGTGTTATATCTTGTAACAGATTCAATTACTAATACAAAAATAAATATATATAGAGCTGTAAA